TGATAAGATACAATAGAACCCGCTGTGTTAACTGAATCAACAACTAAAGTGGCCAAACTAGATGTGCTTCGACCTACTGTATTTGGAATTGTTAAGACATTACCTGCGGCATAGTTTGTACCAGTATTAGCTAGTGATGCCGCTGTAGCGACTTCCATAGCTGCAATTGCTACTGCGCCACTTGCGCCGTTTGAAGCGGCTGTAGCGTCAGCAAATAATTGAAGAACATTACCTGTACCAATTGTTGCGTTAACACCGTGTGTACGCATAACTGCGTTAATACTTGATGCCATAGCAACTGCGTTAGATCCACTTAGTGTAACAGTTTGACCGTTAATAATTAAAGTCTCACCGTTTAGGGCACTTAGGTCGCCAATTGAAACTGAACCTTTTACGATTGGGAAACTTGTGTTCCAAACAGAAGATTTAAATGTGCTACCTGCTGTAAATCCAGATTCTGTGTTAGTACCAACTTGTACCCAGTTACCACTTGTATTTTTGTACCATAGGTTGATCATGTTAGCACTTGTCGCTACCATAGCGTAAGTACCAGCTGTACCAAAACTAGATTTTGGAGTCATTCCGTCTGAACCTAAGTACATATCCATGTTATCGTTGTCGATAACAAAAGGAGTCTTATTATTGAATACTTGGTTTACAGCATCCCACTCAAAAATACCCCATGATGTGTTAGTTGTTGTATCTAACCAATATGTGCCATCTACTGGAAGACCTTCTGGTGCGCTTGATTGCGGAACCAATTGACCTAGATCGATATCTGCGCGAGTAACATACGCTCTCGAACTTACACCTAATAAGCTGTAAGCGGCTTGTAAACCGTACTCGTTTAATTCACCACCGTGAATTGGATTTCCACCAACATCAGTGTAGAACAATGGAGTTCCGAATGTATCTGTTAGGTCTCTTTGACTTGTAATCAAATAAACTTTACCAGCATTTGCTTTTTGTGTACCAACAGCAACACCTGTGCCGCTAGCATTATTTTTATCTTGTGCTGAAGCAACAACAATCAACGGAACTGTGCCTGGTGCGGCTGGTGTGTAAAAACTTTCGTCGACTACTGTAACTTGTACGCCTGGTGAACTTAGAGCCATTTGTTAATCTCCCATAAATGGTTTTTCTTTGTTATATTTAGTGTGGTCCGGTAAAATCGCCCCGGTTAAATACACATGAAAAGGGCACAAAAAGGGCAGGTATGAGAGAACTATGTAAAAGTTGTAATAAGCGTCCTGTAGCGATCAACTACCGTAAAGAAGGTAGGATTTATTATCGATCAAAATGTGATCATTGCGCTAGGGGCTTAACAGAAGGTGTGCCTAAGTGGTATCTAGCTGGATACAGGCAAAAAGATCAGTGCGAAAAGTGCGGATTCAAAAGTAAGAATAAGGAACAATTTAATGTGTTCCATGTGGACGGCAATTTAGATAATTCCCGCCCTAGCAATCTCAAGACTGTATGTGCAAACTGTCAGCGAGTCCTACATAAAGAGGGCGTTCGTTGGCGTCAAGGGGATCTGACACCAGATTTTTAACTTGGGCAAACAAATCGTCGATACTACCATTGTTGTCTAATACCGCATCAAATTCTGTTCCAACCCAAGCAGTTTCGCTAGCATGAATCCCGGCACGCTCTAATCTAACTCTACTAGTAGACCAAGTAACATTACCGTCAGGTCCCCTATTTGCGCTAACTGCGGCATCATACCATTCTGGCTCTGGACCGCGTACTACACGGACTACAATTCCGCCTGCGTCTTTGATTGATTTGATTTCATTAGGAAAACGACAGTCTGAAATAACAATGTCGTCAGTACTATTACGGAGTTTATTTTCTAAGCTAGCAATCCACATGTCGTCATGAAATCCTTTGCGACATACTTCTGTACCCCAGTACTGTAAGATCCAGCGCGGTGTCAAATTGGGCATACCTAGGCGTTCTGCCCACCATGGATCTACTTGCTCACGCCACTCACGGGCTTGTTTAGTACGACCTTCTAACATAGTTCGGTCCCATCCAAACACTTTTGATACTGCGTCTTTTAGGCTGTTTGCGAATGATTCTCGTCTAAACCCATAAAAATTAACTAGATAATCGGCAATAGTATCTTTGCCGCTTCCGATAAACCCGCACACGCCTATAATCATAGTATCTCCTAACGATACTTTAATTATATTACGAGAATGTTACAAGGTCAATATTCGATTTAACCAATTACAAAAGTAAGTGGAGCACTACCGTCTTTGTAGTTAATTAGATCTAGCTCTAGTGCGTCTAGTTCTGCTTTACCTTCTGCTTTTAATTGAGCGCCATTTAGGCTTGTACCGCCTTGCGGACTAGCAATTTGAGCAAACTTTTCACGAGCTTCGCCTAGCATCATCTTACAGTTTGCTAGTGCGTAGTCCTTAATCCATATACCTGCGTAGTTGTCTTGGAACAATACAAAGTCTGGTTTATGGTTATACATCCATAATAGGATACTTTCTTCACCTTGCGGACGCTGACTAATTCTTAATTTCTTAGTGTTAGAGTTAAAATCAAAGTTAATTTCACTACCAAACATTTTACCTACTAATTTTTGATATCCTGCAAAGGCAAAATATGTAGCTAATCCGCCCATGTTACTTGACGATAGTAAGTAGGTGTTTGTATAGGCCAAGTTAAACGGTTCAAATAAACTTCCACCGTCGCCGCCGCCTGAGCGTGAACCGATACTGCGTCTAAAAACCTGCCTAACTTGCATTACTTCAGGCCCAAGGGTGTATTCGTTGGTGTTCTGTTCTAGTGTTAGAAAACCGTAACTTTCTTCAGTACTATTTGCCGCTCTTTGACGATACTTCATTAAGGCACGATTAATAGCTTGATCGTAGTGTTTAGGGTCTAACTCAACATCAATCATACCATCGCCTAAGAAGGTTTTGATATAATCAACTACTTTTTGTTTTTCGTTTTCTAAGTCGCTCATGCTATTATTTACCTTATAAATACACTACTATGCCAAGACTATCACTATACCGTCCCGAAAAGGGAAACGACTTCCGTATGCTTGATCGTTTAATTAACGAACAATTTCAAGTGGGCGGTACAGATATTTTTATCCACAAATACATGGGTCCGGTGGATCCTACAGCGGGTAACGCAACTCCTGCTGTACCTACTAATACAAACCCTATTCCAGAACTAGGTATCCAAGACCTAATATTTATGGAAAACAGGGATAGGAACTATGACCCGGACATTTATCAGATACGCGGTATCTATACAATGCAGGACTTAGATTTTAATTTAATGCAATTTGGCCTATTTTTACACGGCGACAGTATTATGGTTACTTTTCACCTGCGTGGATGTGTAGAATCTTTAGGCAGAAAAATTATGAACGGGGATGTTTTAGAACTTCCTCACTTAAAAGATGAATACGCAATCAACGATGCGATGGTTGCTATGAAAAGATTTTATGTTGTAACTGATGTAATGCGTCCTGCGTCAGGATATAGTCAAACATGGTACCCTCATTTAATTCGTGCTAAATGTGAGCCAATGACTAATAGTCAAGAGTTTCAACAAATTCTACAACAACAAGTGCCAACAGCCAACGGCGGAACTGCTACACTTGCTGATGTTATGTCCACTTATCAGACAAACATTGGGATTAATGATGCTATCATTGCTCAAGCTGAATTAGATGCTCCGACATCAGGTTATGATACTAGCAATCTGTTTACTCTACCATTAAAAGAAGATGGTACATTAGATATTCAAGATGCTAGCCGCGATGATGTTGATGCTAGTTTAGACAATCCTGCCACAGACGCAAGTAGTATTTTACAAAGTCCGCAAATAGATTTAAATGTTGGATACTTGACAGGAGACGGCGTTCCACCTAACGGTGCTCCTTATGGATTTGGAATAGATTTCCCAACTAGCGGAGTAGTTGTCGGCCAATTCTACTTAAGAACAGATTTCTTCCCAAATCGATTATTCAGATACGATGGCGTCCGTTGGGTTAAGTATGAAGACAATGTTCGAATGACTATGACTAACAAATACGACAGTACAGAAACTAATCAAGATCCTAGTGAGAAACAGAGCGATAATCGTACTAGAAAAACTCTTAAAACTAGTTTCATTAATAACAACAACACTTCAACTATTGCTGGTAATG